AAAAGTTCAAGAAGGTACTTTAGTTGCAGATGACAATACAATTAATTCACCAGCAGGAGCTTTATTTATAAGAGGTGTAGAAGTATTTAATACTGCTAATACTTCTGAAGAAGGGACTTGGTTAGAAAAAAAAGATCAAACATATTTAACAGAATATGTAGGAAGATTAACGGGTCCAGAAGGAGATTTAACTGGACAAGACGTTACAGGATTTCCTAAGTATTATGCAATGTTTGGCGGTGCTACAGGTCTTACAGATACGACATCTGGAGGAATGTATTTTGCCCCTACACCAGACGCAAATTATAGATACAGAGTGTATTACAATAAAATGCCAGTAGGACTTGGTACAGGTAGTGGAGGTAATTCACATACTTACCTTAGTAATTATATGCCACAAATCTTATTATATGCTTGCTTGGTAGAAGCATATGGATTCTTAAAAGGTCCAATGGATATGTTGACATTATATGAAAATAAATATAAAACAGGCATACAACAGTTTGCTGGAATGCAAATTGGGAGAAGAAGACGAGATGACTACACTGACGGAACTGTTAGAATACAAGTCAAGTCACCTTCACCATAAAAAAATTAGGAGATAAATATTATGACGATAGCCTCAGCAGTTTGTTCAAGTTTTAAAAAAGAATTATTACAAGGTTACCACGATTTTGATGCTAACGGATCAGGTGGGGATACTTTTAAACTTGCTTTATATACAAGTAGCGCAACTTTAAATGCAACCACTACAGTTTATTCAACTAACCCAGGTGGTGGATCAAATACTGAAGTAGCAAACGGTAATGGATACACAACAGCAGGAGCCACTCTTGTAAATACTGGCGTAGGTTTAACTTCTACTACTGCATTCACAGATTTTACTGATGTGTCTTTTACATCAGCATCTTTTACAGCGAACGGTTGTTTAATTTATAATACACAAGCTAACGGTGGTTCAGGTACTACAAACGCTGTATGTGTTGTAGCTTTTGGTGGAGACAAAACTGTTTCTTCAGGAACTTTTACAATTCAATTTCCAACTAACGATTCATCATCAGCTATTCTGAGACTAACAGCATAGGGGGTAAATCCTTATGTCCTTAATCAGAACATTTACAGTAACAGTTGCTAACCCTGGTGCTGGTAACAGATATTATATAGATGGAGTTTTACAAGAAACTGTAACTCTTGCAGAAGGTTACACTTATAGATTTGATGTTTCTGATAGTTCGATGGGTTCTCACCCATTTAAATTTTCTACAACAAGCAATGGGACACACAACGGCGGTTCTGAATACACAACAGGAGTAACAACTTCTGGAACAACAGGTCAAACAGATGCTTATGTTCAAATAGCTGTAGCAGCTAGCGCACCACAACTTTATTATTATTGTCAATATCACTCAGGAATGGGTGGATCAGCAAACACAGAACCATCAGACACTTGGGGACTTTTACAATGGAGTCAAAACTCTTGGGGTAGTCAGGATGAAAATATAATTTCTTTAACAGGTGTTTCTTTTTCTTCGGAAATAGGCACAGTAATATCTGGATCCGACGAAGGATGGGGTGCTGATGCATGGGGTGATAATAACTGGGGAGAAAATGCTATAAATGTTTCTATTGACGGTTTGTCAATGTCAGCTGCTCTTGGGCCAGAAGGTTGGGGAGTAAACTCATTTGGTAATGGACAATGGGGTGACCCATTTGTATTTGATGTTGCAAGTATAATTGGAATAACTGGTCAAACTTTATCTGCTGATGTAGGTGATCTTACAATTAGTAGAATTGATATGGTATTTAGTATTTCTGCACCTGGAGCAATTGGTACAGGTATAGGTACTTTAGGAATAAATAACGGATCAGATCATACACAAGGTTTAGCAAGTTTAACAGCAGGGTCTGCAGTAGGTTCTATTTCTCCTGCGGATGTAATGGGATTAACAGGACAAGTTATTAAAAGTGAAGTTAATGCTGCCGGAGTAAATACCGGTGACACTACTGCATTTACTTTAGCTAGTGTAACAATGAGTGCAGAAGTAGGTTCTATATCTCCTGCCGATGTAGTAGGTATAACAGGTATAACTTTTGCAGCAGATGAAGGTGCAATAAGCCCAACAAATATGACTGTAGGATTGACAGGACAAGATATTACTGTTAATTTAAACACTGTAGGTTTTGGAACAATTGGATATCAAGATGTTGACATAACAGGTAATACATCATATACAGACGTTAACCACGCAGCTTAATAGGAGAACAAAATTATGGCATCAACATTCACAGACCTTGGCCTAGAGCTAATGGCAACCGGCGAAAATGCTGGTACTTGGGGAACAAAAACAAACGCAAATTTAAGTCTTGTAGAACAACTTACAGGTGGTGTTAATTCTCAAGCTGTAACTGATTCAGGAACACCAACAGCTTTGACAATAGCAGATGGTGCTTTAACAGGTACTGCTCAACACAGAGTTATAGAATTAACAGGATCAATAACTGGAAACAGAATTGTAACATGGCCCCTTCTTACAGAAAATATTTACATTATTAAAAATGGTACATCAGGTGCTTACACAGTACAACTAAAAGCAGTATCAGGTTCAGGAGCCACAGTTACTTTTGGAGCAACTGACAAAGGATACAAACTTATTTATCTTGATGGTGTTGCAACAAACACAGGTGTCTATGATGCAGCTTTATCTCCAGCAGGTACAGTAACAGAAACTGGAACACAAACTTTAACAAACAAAACTTTAACATCACCTAAAATTGGTACTTCAATTTTAGATACTAATGGAAACGAATTATTTAAACTAACTGCAACAGGTTCAGCGGTTAATGAATTGACTTATAATAATGCATCTACAGGAAACAAACCAACATTTACTGCATCTGGTGGTGATACTAATATTGGTGTATCAATACAGCCAAAAGGTACTGGAACAGTAACACTAGACAATTTAACTTTTCCTGCAGCAGATGGTTCAGCTAATCAAGTATTAACAACTAATGGTTCAGGGGTGTTATCTTTTGTAGATAATATTGGTGGCGCAGATTGGCAATCAGTACAGACTTCTACACCTTTTACTGCAGTTGCAGGAAATGGATATTTTATTAATACTACAAGTGGTGCAATAGAAATGGATTTACCCGCAGGAAATATTGGTGATGAAGTATCTTTTATTGATTACGCAGGAACATTTGATTCTAACGCATTAACAATTGATCCAAACGGTTCAGAAAAAATTGCAGGATCAACAGACGCATTAACAGTATCAACAGAAAGAGCCGCTAACACTTTAGTTTATACAGATGGAACTCAAGGTTGGCTCTTAAAAACTAATTAAGGAGTTATATGAGTTTATATAGATCTATTAGAGGACAGGCAATTAGGGCTTATGCAGGCAATCCAGCTAATCCTATCACTGGACAACTTTGGTATAATACAGTTACAAAAAAATTAATGGGTAGAAATAATTCAGGTACTATAACAATCACAGTAGCTTAAAATTATGACAACTTATAAAGATTTATCTGGAAAATTTGTAAGGTCAGTAGGAAGTGACCCTTCTGCAGCAGTAGGTGAAGGAGAAATTTGGTATAACACAAGTAGTAATACTTTTAAAACAAGTATTGATGTATTTGCTTGGTCTAGTGGTGGAGCTATGAATACTGCTAGAAGACAAGTTGGAGGATTCGGACATACACAAAATACAGGAGTATGTTTTTGTGGACAAAACCCTCCTGCATTATCACTTACAGAAGAATACGATGGTAGTAGTTGGTCCGAAGTAAATAACTCTCCTCAAGGAAGAATAAAACCTTTTGGTAATGGATCATTAACAGCTGCACTAATTGGAGGTGGTGAATCAGGACCTTCTTCTCTTAACACTGCAGTAGAATACGATGGGACTAATTGGGCTGGTGGAACAACTATTCCACAAAATGTAAATGGTGGTACTGGTGTTGGAACACAAACTTCAACATTATTGTGTGTAGGTTCTCCTTCACCCAATACAGCAGTTCTTTATTACGATGGTTCTTCTTGGACAGCAGGACCTGCAGCAACACCAGTAAACGTGCCTAGTTCTTCAGGGTGTGGAACAAGTCAAACATCAGCATTAATTTTTGGTACTGCAGCCACTACTGCAGATACTAGAACTTTTGAATGGGACGGTTCTTCTTGGACAGCAGGAGGCGCTTTAAACACAGGTAGAAATAATGGAGCATCATCATCAGGTAGTCCAGCAACAGATGCGTTATATTTTGCTGGTGTTACTCCATCAGTCACAAATGCAACTGAAAAATACGATGGAACATCTTGGGCAACACAACCTAGTATGGCTCAAGCCAGAAGAGGTATAGGAGGAGCAGGAACATCAGGTTCAGCTCTAGCATTTGGTGGATATAATGGATCAGATCTTGCATCAACAGAAGAATTTTCAGGTACGAAAACAGTAAAAACATTATCATCTAGTTGATAATGAAACAAATTAAGAGTATAAGATTAAGATAGGAGTAAACATTATGGCATTATTTATTTACGGAACAGCTACAAACACTGGGAAAGGTTTTTTTACCTACCAGGACAGACAAGATTTTTTTCTTTCAAATTATCCTGCAAATATATGGGTAATTGGTAACAATGAAAAAGGTGCTATATGGTTAGCATCAAAAAATGGTGTAGAGAAAACAAAAGCAGAAGCACAAGCTTTAGTAGATGCGGAAGTTACTGCAAAACAAACTGAATGGGATGCTTTATCGGATGCTGAAAAACTTAAAGACGCTAGACCAACTCAAGTAACACTACCTTAGGGAATTTATAATGTCTACTTATGCTTCACTAAAAGGATTAAAAGTTAGATTCTTACCAGAAGATCCTTCTACTGCACAAAATTCGCAAGTTTGGTATAATTCAGCTTCATCTGAATTAAAAGTAGGACAAGTTCAAAAACCAGCAGCTTGGGCTGCAGCAGCTAATCTACCTTCAACAAGAGGAGCTGTTGGATCTGGCGGTGGTGCTCAAAATTCAGGACTTGCTATTGGTGGACAAGGTCCCGGTAGTCTTAACAACACAGAAGAATATAATGGTTCAGGTTGGACTGCAGGTGGAAACTATCCAACTGCTCAACCTTACATAGGAAGTGGTGGACCACAAACAGCAGCTTTAGCTTGCGGTGGTGGTGGTTATCCTAGTCAAACAAATACTTATGATGGTTCATCGTGGACATCTCGACCAGCTATGCCGGTAGGTATGGAAGCAGGCCAATATACAGGAACATCTGCATCAGGACTTAATATGTTTGGCGGCACACCTTCAGGTTACCCAGCAGACACTATAGAATGGGGTGGTTCATCATGGACTGCAGGGACTGCTACACCTAGTTCTGGAAACTATGGATGTAATGCTACAGGACCACAAACAGCAGCTTTTAAAGCAGGAGGAAATTCTCCGACTACAAATGAAACACTTAATTACGATGGCACTAACTGGACTGCACAAGGAAATTTACCAGCTGCTAGTTACAATGCATGTGGTAGTAATATTGGAAGTCAAACGGCAGGAATGTATTTTGGTGGAGGTAATCCGGGAACAGGAAACACAACTCTTTTATACGATGGTAGTTCATGGACTACTAGTGCTACAGTTCCATTAACTTATACAAACAAAGGTTCTACTTGGGGACCACAAGTTGAAGCTGCAGTAGCAGGTGGAACAGCAAGTACTCAAAGAAATGAAACATCAGAATACTCTTTACCTTTAGCGGAAGGTACTATTACAACAAGTTAAAGTTGACATATAATTTTTACCAGTTATATTAAATCTATTCAATGAAAGGAATCAAATGACAATAGAAAAAAGAAATATACATGCGTTAATAGAAAAAGAAGCCCCTAGCTTAAATAATTTATTAGATCCAAACGACGTAAAAGAATTTAAAGAAATGACAAGTGAGCTTAGAGACACTTGGACTAAGAAACAGGTGTATAGAACTGAGACAGAAATGAGAATGTCTGTTTTACAAGATGCAAAATATCCTACAAACGCTGCAAAATATTGGCAGTGTGTTAGAGAACAAAATAGTTTTTTAGAAAGTTTAATGCAACTATCTTTTGATTGTAGACGTAATGAAGTTAAATTAAAAAAGTTACAAGAAAAATTACTTAAAGAAGAAGACTCTTTAAAAAAAGAATTACTTCAAATAGATATAGATGAAAAGACTTATTCAGTTGCTAATATGCAACTAATAGCTAAAGATAGAATGAGAGAAATTAAATTATGGTCGGTTCTTAAAAAAGAATATAACGATGGTTCGTTTGATGACAAAGATGTTAACAGACACCAACTAGATTCTTACCATTTAATAATGAAAAATAAAGCAGAGACCTTAACACCTGGTTCATCACAGCCAGAAGTGTTTAATGTATTAGGACAATTACAAACTATAGAGAGAGTTAAAAAATCAGGAGAAATGATTTATAACAAGAAAGAACAGTTGACTAATGATCTTGGAGAAACAAAAAAATAATACTAAAGTAGTTATATTAGGTCAAACAGTACTAAAGTATCAAGTACCTTTTGATGTTTATAATGCTATTAATAATATTTACGAAGATAAATATCCAATTTTACCTAAAGCCAATAAACAATTAATTGGTAAAATTGAAAAAGAACATTCTTTATACTATCAAGGAGACAACAAAGATATTATGCAACATCATAATTTGTTAACTCATGATGTTCTTAATTGGTTTGAAAATACTTTTAAACATTATTTAGAATTTAATCGTATTACATATCAAAAAAAAAAATTAAACTCTGTTTGGATTAATCAAATGTTTGAGAATGAATATAATCCAGTGCACGTACACCAGGGTTCTTTGTACACAGGTTTATCTTCTGTAATGATTTTAAAAGTACCAGAATCTTTTGGTGTAGAGTACTCTTCTAAAGATGAACCTCAAAACGGAAAACTACAAATAATGGGTGCTGCTGCAGGGCAATTTTCAAATACGGATTACTGTCCAGAAATTAAAGAAAGAGATTTTTTTATATTTCCTTATGATGTTAGACACTGTGTTTATCCTTTTAATGGTCCAGGGTATAGAAGAACATTATCAGCTAATTGTGATGTAGCACATAACCCAATACAGAACAGGGCAAGATTTTAATGTACGAAAACACTATAATAAAAGAACCAAAATGGAAAAGTTGGATTATAAAAACAAATACTCCTTTGTTTACACCAGATCAATGTAGACAAATTATTAAATCTGGTAGAGAACAAAAACCACAACAAGCTGGAGTAGGGATGGATAGACCCGACGGAAGTGTAGATACTAAAAAAAGAACAACTACAATTAGTTGGATTCCGTTTGATACAATGAAACCTATGTATCAAGATTTAAATAACTTTATTCAAGCCGCTAATCTAAATCATTTTGGCTTTGATGATATAAGAATTACAGAACCAGCACAGTTTACTGAATACCCTGTAGGTGGTTTTTATGATTGGCATATGGATTGTGATGTAAGCATGGGGCATGAACCTCCGGTAAGAAAAATATCAATGACATTATTATTAAATGACTCATCAGAATTTGAAGGTGGTGATTTAGAACTAATGTCACCAGGAAAAATTGCACCACTTAAACAAGGACATGCTATTTGTTTTGCATCTTTTTTAAATCATAGGGTACAACCTGTAACTAGAGGTATGAGACAATCTTTAGTTGTTTGGTTTGGTGGTAAACCTTTTAGATGATTTCTTGTGTAGACAATATTTTTGAAGACCCTAAGGAAATAATAAAATTTGCTAATACTTTA